CATATTACATGATACTTTATACCGTATACTGCATGGCTTTTTTTCGTATAGTCAACCATACTAATCACCTCTTTGATGAATAGTATGTCATTTTCTACAATATTTAAAAGGCTGAAAGCGTATACCGCCTAAAGGCGGTGGTTTTAGACCACGCTCATGGAAAATAAATTTGTCAATTAAAGGCTCTAATACCATAGGATTAATATAATTCACTCTTCTTTCTGATATAGTGCTTAGAAAATTGCTTTCATCTTGACTACTGGCCAGCTCTCCTCGTTCAGAACCTAATAAGATTCGTTGCGGGATACCTGTGACAGCACTAATACATGAGATAATAACCTCAAAAGGATTCTTAGGATCTGCTAGATCAGCACCAAGTTTTTTGATATCTATTCCCTCAGTACCAATCCAATCTCTTAAATCATGGATCATCTCATCAACTTGTTTACCCATTTTCTTTTTATCAACATTATAATCTTCTTTTACATCAGCATGGTACTTACTACGTGCATTTCTCCAATAGCTTTCTGCTCCACCGCCAACAACCTTAATTAAGTCCTCTAATCTATTCCATACATTCTTTAATTTAGGTCTAGAAAGGACTTCATTTTCAAGTAACTCTTCTGCAATATGAATTACTCTGCTATAATGTACCCTTTGCTTATTAGGATTAAATCCTTCAGGAGGATTCTCACCAGCAAAATTAATCTCATAAGTCTTTGGTAGTCCAAATCTTTTATTAGTAGGGTCTGTCTCCCACTCTTTAATTTCAGCTGACTTCTCACTAAAGACAGATAAGTAAAGGATATCCTCAGGTCCACTAAGACAACCTTTTTCTAATGGTTTCTTTAAATAATTATTGACATTGTTATCTTTATCTACTTTTAGCTCATTAGTCCCAATAAAGATTACGCCATAGCGACCAATACTAGCTAGCTTATCAACTCTTTTTAACTTATTATAGAGCTTAGTATTATTAATCACCTTGCTAATCTCTCTTTCAAAGGCAGTCTTGGTCTCATCATCTTCTGCTTTACCCTTTTCTTTAATAGTCGGATTGTCCTTCCAAGTCTTATCTACTGGCCGATCGATAACTACTTTTTGTCCTTCCAAGTCTTATCTACTGGCCGATCGATAACTACTTTGGCTATATCTCCCCTATCATACTTAGTCCAGTAATCATCAAAATTCAATTCTTTCTTATATCCTAATTTATCATAATAATCTCTTTTACCACCAAAAGACTTACCTAATAATTTAGATAACTTGGCTCTATCGCTTATAATACTATTAAAAGCTAAAGTAAATCTCTCTACCATTTCATTATTAGATACTTGAATTGAACTATCTTCATCCATAGGCATAACCTCCTTTTAACTCCATACTCCACCATCATCATCTGTAGCACTCTTAAATTTTTTAGTATTAACTAAGATACCTGCATAAGATGCTGTGTCCACTTGATCATCATGACTTGCATTAGGAAAAGCTAATAGCTCCTTCTCAAAGTCAGGCAACCACTCTGCATCTTTTAAATGGAATACCATGTAATTCTCATACATAGTAGATATATCAAAACTACGAGCAACCTTACCTTTATCAGCCTTAAGTGGTATCAAAGGTGTTCCTTCTAATTTGGCTGTTTGAATTAGTCCAGTACCACTTGCTTTGTCCTCTACTGCCTGTATCTTCACTTTTGGGTATATCTTCTTCATGACTTTAATAAAAGACCATTGCTTAGGAATGACCAGCTTGTCTCTAGTGACTTCAATCAACAATAAATTATTTTCAGGAGTTAAGGCCCAGGTGCTTATTACAGTATAATCGTTTTGTTCATTATCTTTCATAGCTGTATCACAAGTTTGAAACCAAATACATTTATCCTTAGGAACTCTCTTAATCCTGCCATTGAAGCACTCTAAAATAAATGTTGACCTAGTCTGTGTAAAATACTGAATATGCTGCCGTTTAAAGATGTTGCCTCCTTCAATTTGTGGACTTTGTTGGTATAAAGCAGCAAATACACGTTTATTGGTCTTCGCTTCTGACTCAATCCACTCTTCATCAAAGCCACGTTCAGGACATAATGCTTCTCCAGGTTTTCTTCCTAATGCATCATTCTCTTTAGCTGCTACAAGTAACTCTATTACATGCCACTTACCTCCAGCTTCTACTCTACCTTCTTCCTTAAGTAGTCGACCTGCTAAATCATCTTCATGCCATCTTGTTAAGATCACTATAACTCGACCATCAGCAGTTAATCTAGTCTTTAAAGTAGAGTTCCATTCTCTCCAAAGCTTTTCACGATAATTAGCACTATAGGCCTGTTCATCATTTTTAATGGGATCATCTATAATCATCAGATTAGCACCCTTACCAGTTATTCCTGATAAGATCCCCCCTGACAGCATTCCCCCACGTGATTCTTGAAGGTTCCACTTACCCTTTGCTTTGGTATTCTTAGCTATTCTGATATTAAATAATTCTTTTCCATGAAGTTCTACTTTATCTTTATTAGCTTGACCAAAATCTGTCGCTAAATCATCACCATAAGAGACCTCGATAACTCTCCAATTAGGATTTCTACCAAGACACCAGGAAGGAAAGGTCTCTGTAATCGTCATTGACTTTCCATGTCGTGGTGGCATAAAGACCATTAATCGCTTAATATCGCCTTTCTCAACTTTTTCTAAAGTGTCGCACAATAAATCGTGATACCTAGCTTTTTTAAAATCTATATCCTGATGAGTATACTTAACATATGGTAAGTATTTTCTTCTGGCCAACTCTCTTCTTGCTCTTTGCTGTACATGCTTTCTTAGGTCAGGAGTTAACTTATCTGCTAACATTTGAGTCACCCCTACCTTAAAAATATTACTTATATAAAATCATTTATTTTAAGTCTATAATACTTCTGCTAATTTCTTTAGCTCTTCTACAGATAACTCGTTCATTGCTGGATCCTTAATAGTACCTTTTATGTTTCCTTCAAGATCGATTTCTTTCTTATCACTCCATTTATCTGACTGTCTATTTTTAAGCCAGAAAATAATTGAAGTTGGATTAGGCTTCACCTCTTTAGTTACGACTTTAGTTGGTACTAATTCAAACCCTATGGGATTCCCTTCCTCATCATATACTCTCACCCTTTCTTTAGTTATTTCATCATATCTATAACCATTGGCCCGTTTGAATAAACTATTCTCTACTCTAAAATCAGCTTGTGATTTGTTCTTCTTTAAGGCCTCGGAAAACTCGGGAAACTTATGCTTCCAATCATATAAGGTTGATGTATGAATTCCTAACCTCTTGCTTATCTCATAATCAATTAATCCTTCCTTAGCCCACTCTTCAACCTTTGGGATTATAGAAGGGTCATATTTACTCGGTCTTCCTCCTGCATTAACCTCTTTTTTCTTATCTTCAGGAGGATGTTGCCAACATCTCCAGTCACCTTCAAAATCTATCGGTACTTCTTTTTCTCTTGTACACCTAGATCCATCACCTTTCTTCCCAATACATCTAACAATCTTAGTCTTTTTAGCTCCCATTCACTAGCAACACCTCCTTTATTAATTAGTTTCAAAAAATAAAAATAACCCCCAGATTAACTGAGAGTCATTTTTATTACTTGAAAAGAGTTGAAAATAGATATATAGAAAAAATTATATTTATATCTTCAATATTATAAATTTATTCAATTAAGATTAATTTTCAATATAATAAGACTTATTTTTTAATAGCTTATCTTTATATATATCTAAATCTTTAATTTTATGTCTACATACCATTTTTACTATCTTAGAAGCCCCTGCTTCATTGATTTTAGACTTATACCTTTCTATTAACATATCTACTTCAGCAACTTTATCCATCTGTCATACCTCCTCTTTACATTTGGAGTCTTTCCAGTATATGAAATAACAACAATATATATTAAATATCGTTATATAAAAAGGATATATAATACCCAACCCAAGAGCAATACTGATATTCTGCTTACTACATATTTGAGTATATCAAAGGTATATTACAACTATATTAATGATAGGTTAAAGATGGATTAATTACTATTTTTTATAAATAAAATATCTTGTACTTATACAAAAACACCCAGCTTCTGCTGAGTGTTTATTTGAGATTAATCTTTATTTTTGAGCAACTGTAAAAAATATGCTATAATAAAGATTAAGCCAGCATCTCCAGATGCTGGCTTACCGAAAATTTACCTCCTAGATTAATTGAAAGGAGGTGATGCTAATGAAGTGGATAACGATTGTTAAAACAATATTAGCAATCCTCCAGTTAATCCTGGATCTAATAGACAAATTATAATTACCGATTAAGTCAATTAGATGCCTGTGTTTGGGGAGGTATTTTCGGATAGACTAGCGAGTGTTGCCCCACTTGCTAGTCTATCTTTATATTTACCCTATAAAAAGGGGGCTTACTACTTAGTTTATTCATAAGTTAAGTTCGTAATACAATACCTAACTTATATATATGTTATTATATGCTATTACGTGCTATCATTATAACACCAACTTGTCCTATTGTCAATTTAGCAGCCTAGTAGGCACGTTAATTTTCAATATTTTAAAAGCTATATATCGGTTCTCTATTTAAATTGTTATAATAAAAACCCTAGCTTCTGCCGAGTGCTCATATATCTATTATTAAACTTAATTATAACATTCCTTATAATTATTATAACACACTTTTTTAATTATTCTTGCCAACTTCCTGCCAATATCCTGCCACTTTTCTGCCAGTCTTAAATAAGACTCATTATCTCTCCGCATAACAAGTGTAGTTCTTTCTTCTCTAGAAACTCTAAAGCATTATTTCTCCTCCGATAAAGAGTTCTTTCACTTATAAGTAACTTTCTCTCTATCATCTTATTTTTATATTTTTTAAAGTATTTTAACTCAATCACTATTGCCATCTCTTCACCAAACTCTGGATCTTCTTCTTTTAACTCTTCTATGTCTTCTCTAACCTTCTTTCTTAATTCATCTGCTTTATTGGCTATTCTAAGTAATTCATCCTTTATAACAGCACTATTCTCCTGTTGTCCTCCCCCGTAACAAACAGCACTCAATCTTCCTGGAATAATATCAGCTGCTTTATATCCAGACTTTATACCATCATTAATTGTGCAAGCTCTCCTTCTTAATCTCTTACTGGCTCTCTTTAAATCTCTGTATGCATATAGTACCTTCTCTACCTGTCTCACTTTACCCTGCCTCCCCTAATATGGTATAATAGAATGGAGACAGGTCCCCAAACCTGTCCTTTTTTATTTTAATCTCAAAATTATCTAACCAACTGTTTTCTTCTTATCTTCTTTCCACAACTCTATAATAATTAAAGCCATAATAATAACAAAGATACTTTTAGCCATTAAAATCCTCATAGTTGCCACATCCTTTTTATGTAGCTGGCCTTAGGCTTAGACCAGCTACTTAAGATGAATAATAACTAAGGTGGCTCCTCCTCTCTTATTTTCGGTTTTTGCCTTGAGTTATTCCATGCTCTAGGCTACACCAAGCTAGGAGTTATGAGCCTGTCCTTCTCTGCCACTTGCTCCTTAATGGATACAGGTAGCAGATGATTTTTACCTACTAAACTTAATAATAATTTCATCATTTACATAATAAGGTCCAATTAAGTCTTCTTCTTTGCAGTCAATAACTTCAATATCTTCTCTACCTTTTAACTCCTTGATTAATTCTTGAGTAGATAGTTCTTTGAAAAAATCTACTTTGACTCTTTCCCTCATTCTGCTTTCCTCCATTTCTGTAGTCATAAAAGACTAAGTTTTTAGTAACCATTTCCTAATCTGCTTTTAAGCCTAGTAATATTCTTATTCCTCAAACTAGTTATCAATTCGCCTTGCTTAACTCTCATATCTATTCCACCAACTTTAATCGGCTCTCCATTCTTACCAATTAATCGACTGACATGATCAGAAGCTAACTTCTTATTGAGATAATCTAAATCTCCTGTAGAGTTAATAATTGTTGGTTTTTTATTCTCAATTCTATAATTGATGATGATAAAGAGCTTATCTATCTCATCTGCTCCAAACCTTTCAGCATTTAGGTTATCTATAATTAATAGATCGACTTGTTTGGCAGAGCTAACTAAGTCCCCTGTATTCTTACTGAAATTGTTATAGGTTGCTTTGATATCCTCATAGAACTCTTTGGCTACTGCATTAATGACTGTATAGCCTTTCTTGATTATTTCTTGTCCAATTATGTGACTTAATAAAGTCTTACCTCTCCCACATTTGCCAACTAAGGTTAATCCAATACCCCTTTCCTTATAAAAATCAAAGTTTTCAACATAGTCCATAGCTGCTAATTTGGCTTCTTTCTTGCCTTCTAGCCACTTGAAATCCTTAAAGGTCTTAGCTTTGAACTCTTCTCTTATCTCAGCAGATTTAATATTCTGCTCATACTTCTTCTGCTCTTGTTCCTTTTTAGCCTTAATCTCCTTCTCCTGTCGACACTTACAGTCTTTTGCAGTAAATTTATCTCTAGCTTTGCTTACTACTATCTCCTTATCACAGCAAAGTTGACAAGCAAACTGAGATTTATCTACCTCTCCATTTTGCAGCTCCCAAATCTGCTTATATCTAAGCTGTTTAACTTTATTTATTGGATTAGAGGTCATCGATTGTGAGGTCGATTTCTTGGAGTTCTGGGCTGTCAAAGCACCCTTCTCCATACTCCGATTGAGACTGATTATCTTTTGTGGATTCTCTTGTATTATCTGAGCTATTCCTTCCATTTCCCTTACCCCCTGTTGATTTATGCTTTGGATTTTCCTCTAAAGCTTCCTGAGCTTCAGCGATAAAGTAACGGATAAACTTATAGCTATTGATATTAACACCAGCTTCAGGATCACCATGTCTATAATTTCCTTTTTCTTTTTGTTTCCAAATTGCTATATCACAGGCCCTCTTAATAACCTCTGGACTATAATCTTTAAGATCATCCTCAATCAGATAGCCTTTAGTCAGCTTTTGAATATTGAGCTTGCTGGTTATATACTCCATCAGCTCTTGAAAAGGTGTTTGCTTATCTTTTGAAACTAAGTCTCCACTTTTACTGCTTTGTCTATCATCCTGCTTATTTCCAATTTTTTCTTCGCCTGCGTTATTATATAATATAGTATTATCTGTAGTAATCTCTGTATATGAAATCTCTGTATTAGTCTGGACATCTGTGTCCATACCCTCTGGACATTCTTGTCTAGAACTTAAGACAGGTTTGTCCATATGGACATCTTTGTCTATATCAAGACATTCTTGTCCAGTTGCTTCTACCTCTTGCTCTTCTAGCTTTCCATAAGTCAGCTTCCTAATTGCTTCCACATTGATATCTATGTAAGGAACATTATTATAGGGCTTTCCGTTTACTCTGATATTTCTATATTCAACTTCAATCAATCCCTCATCTTCTAAATAATCATATTCCCGTTGAATTGTCTTCTCAGAGCAATTAAGTTGCTCAGCATAATAAGCCTTACCCCGTTGTAACTTATCAGCTTTAAACTTCTGTTCATAGCTGATAACCATATTAGTTCTAGGGTCTCTAATCTCTTTAGGTCGATACCAATAAACTAAATCAGATAATATCCAGGCAGACCTAAAGCGAGGCTTCCCACTTTTGGTTCTCAGGTTCTCTAACCAAGTAGGTGGTATAACATTTCCTGTAATATTTAATTGCTCTATCTTTTTAACATTCTCATTCTGTATCTTATAGCTCATCATTACCACTCCTTAGGTAAGTTATAATAATAATTTTTAGTTCAACAACCGAATATTATCTATCCCAGATCCAGCTGTATCTAGAACCTAATAACTTTATCTTAAATATTCATTATGCACTCTGTCTTTGCTCTCTATCACCATTAACTGATTCCAAGTTGCTCTGCAACCAACCAATAAACTGCTCTGCCTGCTCATAGCTACACTCATCACTACTTAAGCTGCTCAATTCTATTTCATAGAGTTCAAAGAAGTCTGCCATCATCTGTTTTCTAACCTGATTGACAGTGGTTACTACCCCTTTCTCTTTCATCCAAGTTACAATTGCTTTGATGACAGCAAAGATTCTTCTCCGTTGGCTGTGCTTGATCATGCTATCTGCTTTCCCGTATCCCTACTTTCTAGAACCCTTTGGGCTGCTATTTTATACTTATCCTTATTGGCATTTTGAACAACCCACTTTAGGTAGTCGCTATCTATATCCTTGAGCTTAGTCCCTTGATGCTTACCAAAAGGTAATTTAATCTCTCCTGGATCATCACCAGCTCTATTGGACTGATTACCGTTATTACCCTTAGATTGATTGTTACTAGAATCATTATTACTACTGTTACTACCACCCATTATCTCGTTTAAGGCTGGATTGGCAAATCTCATCCGTAGACCTAACTCCAAATCCTCAGCAGCTCTCTTGATCATATTCCCCTTGGCACTCTCGAAAGCATCACCTAAGGACTTAATCTCTCTATCCTGATAGCTTTTAGCTTCATTACCATCTCTATCTTTTTTCTTCTTGACCACCTCAAAGCGACCAATAGCATCCTTAGAGATATCTGGAATCCCTTGGGGAGTTCTAAAGGTGACATTACCTTTAACTATACATTCATAGGTTCTCTCTTCATAATATTGCTGATCTATCTTTACATCCCAGAAAGGTCCAAAGATTAGATTGAGCCTTTCTTTGACATCTTCAATGGGAGTATATCTGTTACCATTGTTATCTTCTTTGATTTCAATAGGCTCTATAATTATCTTATAGGCTGCTTCCCACCACTTAGCTGGATCAGTTTCAGTTATCATTTATAACCCCACCACCTTTTTGTAGTTTGTAAATCATCTGGAGCAGGTATCCTAACCCAACTCCAGATTAAGTTTATTCTTCTGCTCCTCCATCAAACCGCATCAGCTAAACCCTTATCACCAAACTTTATTGTATCTATTTTCTGCTCTAACTTATCCTTTAAGATATACTCAACTTGACCATTACTAACATAGTTAACGACTTCAATAATATCTGTGTCAGTTATTCTCTGAGTTTGACCAATTCCCACTAATAAGCATAGTCCTAGCTGTTTACTAATCAGCTCATCATCGATTACCTTTCTGCTATAAGCTGTAACCTGATACTGAATGAGTCGGATAGCTGGGATCACTTCCCACCGATCATTGTCTGAGTCATCAGTAAATTTAAGGATTACTTTGCAATCTCCATCAGTCTGATACTCCTTCAGTTTGCCCTGACTAATATCACTGATAAAAGTCTGAAGCTGATTCTGGTTATTCTTTGATCTTATAACCTCTTTATTTTTCTTATATTGAATGATTTTATAATATCCTTTGCCAATTCTCTTCAACATGCCAGTTAAATTTAGTTCCATCCTATCCACTCTCCTTAATTATTTTTGATAGTATAGTTAATTCCATTGACATTGCCAGTAGCATCTACAGGTTGACCAACCAGCTCTTTGATCTCCCAAGCTGGTTGAATCATCTTGTTATCTGCTCCACTATCTGATATAATTAAAGACAGTAATAGTAATAGTGAAGCGGTGATTATAGTGCTAACTATAATCCTGTTCATTAGAGACCTCCTTTTGAGGTACATCCCAATTACAATGCATTAATACTTAAGACACTTACTTGTGGCGAGTAGGTGTCTTTTGCTATTTGTGTTGAGATATATCCCCTTTTCAAATATTTTTTAAGATTATCTGTACTGACCTCATCTGGATTTAGTCCAATATCTTCAGCAGCTATATTGACAATATCGATACAGTGCTTTATATCATCCATCTCTTGGAGCATCTCCTTTAGTAGCTTCTGCTCTGACTGCTTATAAGAGTTGAGGTTAAATGCATTTTGAAATTGGTTGAGCCTCTTTACCTCTCTAATCTTCTTTAAGAGTTCCTGGCACTCTGTCTCTAACCGATCCACATTGAGTGGAAAGCAGATAGGAATCTTGTCCATATAGACACCAGCAGAGGTGGTTCCTGTGAGAATCAACCTCAACCTTCTACTATTGAGAGCTGCAGCAACTGCTTCTAAGAAATGCTCTGGTCCATAGTCCTTGTTGAGATATTGGCTAATGGTGCTCTCACTATAATCGGTCTCTTTGGCTAATCTCTTTTGAGTCCATTTCTTCCTTGCTAGCTCTTCTCTGACTATCGAGAAAAACTTCCTCATATCAGTTCTATCCAAGTCAATCCCTCCTTAAGCTATCGCTAGTTTCTTATCAACGATCTCAATTAATCGCTTTAGCTCTTCTACCCTCTGTAGATTTTCTTGCTCTTGAGCTTGAATCAATCTTTCAGTAAGTATTTTCTTCTTCTCTAAGTATCTCTGCTTATAATTAGAATGTAGCTCTCTTTGCTTCATTGAATTCACCACCTTTCAACTTCAAAGATTCTAAAGTCTAGCTATAGATTATTTACTTAGCTTTAATTTATAATTAAAGTAGATGAAGACTTAACTACCCTCCATATAAAAACCCTCCTGATTGAGCTTGTACACTTTTACTTCGCGGTCAGCTCATCACTGACCCATAGCAACCTTCTTCTCTACCTCTTCCTTAGGACATTCTTCCTTAATCCTTTTGGCAGTTGCCTTAATATACTTGACTCTCATCATATATTCAAACTCTTGCTTCTTAAGCTCTCTGTCTAACTCTGTATAGTCAGGAGTGATCTTAGCCTTAGTTTCATTGCGAATGCGTAAACCTCCAAAACGTGGATCATCATAGTCCATAGATCAACACCCCTTTCCATCTTACTTACTCTTATTAATCTATATGGTCTTGCTTGATTGTCCTATTAATGATACTCAACTCCACTTTTATCCAACCAGATTGTATTCACTCCAAAGTCTCCATAGAGGATCACTGATTCACCTGTTACTGTAAAGGATTCTATCTCATCAACACTACAGATTCTAAAATTTAATCCTGACTTATAGCTCATCAGCTCACGATTTAAATAGTAATATTTAATGTCGCCACTATTCAATAGATTTAGAATTGCTGATAGTTGTTCTAGCATTCTTCCACCTTCTTAAACTGTTTTCCACAGCTCTTACACCTATAGCTGACTAAATGATGCTTTGTATCGATCACTTCAATAGGAACTAGTAAATCCCAATTTTTATAACCACGACCAGCCTTAAGTCCACATTTAGGACACTCGTCACTAAATTGATTTAAGAGCAATTTAACAGCTTGGTTCTCAGTTCTATTCCAAAGGTCTCGAGCAATTTTAATCTCACTAGTTTTATTCATTTGAATCCCCCTTTTAATCTTTTAACTATCTTTCTACCTATTTCTTCTAAATTTAGCTGTTCTAGAACTTGCCCTTCCAGTTCAGTTACTCTCTTTTCTAACTCCTCAATACGTTGCTCTAAATCACTCACTTCTCTCACCTACTTTCTAGCTAATATTCACCCTAGTAGAATCCCATGGAAAAAATACTTTATTGATTAGTTGATTTAGTTATATTAAATATTTGATTTTGGTGGTCTGAGCATACTTTGACTTTGCTTTCAACACCTGGTGAAATCTCATATTTTATTGATCTTATAGACTTTTGATTACATCCTATATATTCACACTTTTGCTCCTTTTTCCTCACCTGTTTCACCCCCTTCCAGCTATCCCTCTAATCCCTAATCTACTCAATGAATCCCAATAACGCTTTACAGCTCTATAGCTTTTTACTCCTGAGATTACTGCCTGTTGAGCTTCTAAGGTAGCAGCTAAGATCTCTTTTAACTCAGCTTCATCTGGAGTAGCTGCTAACTCTAGCTCAACTCCTACTACTTTTAACTCTTCTTTCATAGCTTCAATTGAGTCAAAGGCTACATATACACACTCTTGCTTGTCTTTGCTATACATAAAGACTGCCTTGTCACTCTGACTTACTGCTATCCAGCAGCTGTCATTCTCTAGCTTCAATTCAAATCCAAGATCAACTAGTTTAGCTAAGATTAGTTGATCGTCTATTCCAGAACTTCCACCTGTGAATTTGGTATACTCTTCTTCCTGCTCAAAGCTAGCTTTGGAAAGGACATTGATTATTAGTTGGTTTCTCTTGGACTGCTCTTTTACTTTAGCTTCATACTCTGCTCTAGTCTCTGCTTTAGTTTCCATTCTTCGACGATATGCTGATTGAACTCTCTCTAGCCCATTATCACTTCTCAATCCTACCCATCTAGTCATATTTATCTCCTCCTTAGTTTTTAGCTTGCTTTGTGATTTGTTTTGTTCCCTTTGGGCACGTTAGAAATTAAAAAAATATCATCATTTTTCTCATCTAATTCTTTTTTTATTGCTCTAGCTACTTTAAAGGAAGGCTCTTTATGCCCTAACTCAATATTAGTATAATGACCTCTGCTTATACCAATTTTTTGTGCTATTCTCTTTTGAGTTAAACCCTTTTCTAACCTTTTTTCTTTTAATTTTTTCCTCATAATAACACCACCTTTGTGTGTCTAAAGGGAACTATCTTGTTTATATTATAGTCTCTCTAAGGCACATTGTCAAGTGTTTTTTAAAATTTTGTGCCTTTTAGATACATCATGTTTACTATAGACACATTTGAATGTATTATTATAATATATAAATTGAGGTGATTGAATAGTGTTCAAAAAAAGAATAAGACAATTAAGAAAAGAACATAAATTAACTCAACAACAATTAGCAGATAAAATTGGGGTTGGTCGTGCTACAATTGCTGGTTATGAAACCAAGGGTAAAGAACCTGGCTATGATACATTGAAAAAATTAGCTGAAATATTTAATGTATCAACAGACTACCTCCTAGGTCATACTGACAATCGCCAAAACCCTAACGATAAAATCAAGTCAGCAATCTCTGATGATCCTGAACTATTAGAATTCTGGAATGAACTCAGTCAACGGGAGGATTTACAGCTATTATTTAAGCAAACTCGTGACCTTCCTAAAGAAGCTATCCAGGATGTTATCAATATTATTAGGAGAATTGAGCGAGATGCACACAAACGACATAATTGATACTGATGGAGTTTATGCCGCCTTTGAAAAGATGCATCTCTCTGTCTGGGGCTTTGTCTATAGAGATTCCTTTGCTGAGTATCATTTGATTATCAATAAAAATCTAAGCCATGAGAAACAGAAAGAGATCTTTATGCATGAGATGACCCATATCAATGAGCATTTGCCTAATAAGCCTTATATGGTTGGATTAGACATGCAGCATAGTGAGATGGAGAAAGCTGCTGATTTGATAGCTGTACAAGCTCTGGGAAGTTTAGGTGGATAACAGAAGATATATAAGAAATACTAATTAAAAGGTGGTGACTAAAATGACTGAAAAAGAAATGTTAGAATTACTAGTTAATCAAGTCGGTCAAATTAATAATAGATTAGATGGAATGGATAATAGATTAAATAATATGGAGCAAGATATTCAAGGAATCAAGGGTGATGTTAAAAGCTTAAAAGAACAAATGAATAATGTTCAAGCCCAAAATGAAACTATCGCCCTCCAAGTTAACGAAAATAATCAAATTTTGAAAAAAGATAATGTTCAGGATGAGGTTCCCCCATTAAATTAGACACATAGTTTAGTGGTTTTTCTCTCATTTTCGTATTCTTCTGGACTTTTATAATCTAAAGTAGAATGCATTC